CAACTGCAATTCACTCTGCGGAAACTCGTTCGACAATTTATGATAAAGCCTTAATCCAAGTTCCACGTCGTTCTTGCAATATTCGCCGTAGGCTTTTAATTCCTCTGCTGAGAAATCCTCTCGACGTTTACCTTCCGCCATCACAACTTCGTCTCCCTTTTCGCCTAACGCATAGAGCTTACTTAGCGATGCCAGTGACCCCCCTACATCAACGCCATTGACCGCCCTCGCCATGCAAAGGGTATCGAGATAAAACTTAGCCTCAATACCAAATATCCATTTAAGAATACATCCATCGAAAAGCGTGTTATGTGCGAGTAGGGCCCGCTGCGGTATGTTAAGAGTCAGCAAGAATTCTTTTATTTCTTGATGAGTACCGCTCACCCACATTGTTTTACCATCCACGTTGACGCCGACGCCTATTACATGGAATCGCTTATCACGCACATACTCCTCAGTCGTTTGGTGCTTGAAACCTAGTTTGATCTTTGAGTCGTAGTACGTCTCGAAGTCAATAGTTATGATACTCAAAATGGTGCTCTCTCGAAGTTGTCTGGATTAAACTTAAGTGGACGTCCCATGCTCTCTAGGATTTTGGTGGGAAAAGGCCATTGTTGTCCCTTCTCTTTATCTTGTCCGCACGAGTCAACTGTCCGTCGTGTAGAACTTCCTTTGTCAAGAAATTGTGACCGCACTTCAGACAGTACCGCTTTCTTAGATTGTCGTGCTCGGGAGACTTCCTCGACTCCACTACCATTGATTTTGTGTGTTCGCATTTGGGACATTTCATATCATCCTCGATCTATTGCGTTGCACTTCGACTGGCGCATCGTCGATCACCTTACGTAAGATATTGTTGTATGATTTTTGTTGTTCAAGTAACTCTTGTTGAAGTGACTGTTGATTGAGTATTCCGCTTGCAGGCATATTCGCTCTTAAAGGATGTGCCATAGTTTTTAATTCCACCCCAAGCTCATCATGACCCTGACCAGCAAGTACCTCAAGAACCTTACCATTAAAGATTGTTCTAGCGCACTCCTTGAGTCCTTGCTCAAGTTTAAAGAATTCGTCCTCAGTCATAAACGAACTAGCGTTGTTTAATAGGGCGTCCCATTTAGCCCTTCTCCGAGTAAACTCCCCATCGTAGGGTGCTACAAACTCCTCGGGGTGCGTTTTCATGCGCTCTAGCAAAATCGTTAAGCCTGTTAGTTCTACTGGTTCTGTTCTTTCTGTCATTTTGTTTCCTTTTTTGTAAAAAATCCAGTTACGCTTCTAGGGTCTACCCATCCATACGAGTATCTATTTTTTGTATTGAATGTTGCCGTTGATACCGCTTCTGGAGTTTCTTCCTCGACTTGTTGCGTTTCACCAGCGAGCTTGACCATGATGTCGCCTGTGAATCTGTTACGCATCATCTCCATGAACGCATCGTAAAGCGCATCGATTTCTTCATCGGTCAGCCACGATAGTTCTTTCCAGTACACCTCTTCTTGTCTGTGCTTGACGACACGCACTTTCTTTTTTGTGAGAACAGCTAAGATAATCTTATTCCATCTTCCACGCACGACTGTATCGCCATCTATGAGAGAGCCTTTATCTTCAATAAATTCTTCGGGGTTAGACTTCATACGTTCAATTAAAATCTCGACCCCCGCATTTAGTTTCAATTCCATGATGCCAGTTTCCTTAAATAACATTTTCAATAGTTACAAAAAAAGGGAACTACGCCCAAGCGTAGCCCCCTAGGATTACTTAGAAATATGTTGACTCATGATCTCTCTATCAAGATACCACCGAGCCTTCTGTAAGTCCTCTGAATAAGAACCTTTGTGCTCTGCTCTAGTAATATATTTGATGACGTTACCCAAGTTGTAATTTAATTTCTTCGCCTCAATGAAGTCGATAGTCTCGATACCGCCCACTTTGTAATGTGAGGGATGATTGACGTTATCTACTGTTTCACCTTGCCGTGGATTCTTAAATACATCATTCATCGCTTGTAGTTGAATTCTCTTTTTCTTGATTAGCATACGATATTGATACACCGCTTGTAGTGGTATGTCTAATGCTTCTGCTATTTCTCTAGGTTTGGCACTAGGGTATTTCGCCATGTAACGCTCTACTCTACTAATCTGTGCTATTGGTTTCTTCATTTACTTTTTCCTTTCGTTTGTACTTTCTAACTATTGATGCAATACCTTTGTTGTCTCTTGCATCTATTTCCTCTAACATAGCATCTGCTATATTAAAAGACTCTGCGGGTATGCGAGGATCATTACCACGCATAAGCAACCCAATCATTGCGAACCCTGCATACAATTTATGCAAGTGTTCTCGGTCTGTTTCATTCATTCTCAATCCTTTCTACTTTTTGTTTAGTACACGCTTTGCCACAATACTCTGAGTAGTGACGCTCAGTTACTGTGTGATTACCGCACCTAGTAACGTAATGTGTGTTTTGAAATATCCATATCTCACAGTCTTCAAACTTGTAGGCAATCCTTGGCTTGTTTAACTCAGCTCGTTGCTCGGGCGTTGGGCCAAACACTGAGTAAAGCGCCCAAATTAGTAACCCTATTACTGCACCAAACAGAATAACAAAAAGCGTTGCCCCGCCAATGGGTGCTATAAAGTCTTCCCAAATATCTTTTCTATTCATATATGTGTTCCATGTTCGTTAGAATTTGTTTAAGATAATCTAAATCGTTTTCAGTAATGACTAGCGCAACACCACCGCTCGTTCTAATATCGTTTAAGTTTTTATCTTGTAGCGCAGTTGTCTTACCCCCATTAGCTTTGCACTCTATCGCTAAGAACTTTCCTTTGACACACACGATAAAGTCAGGTACTCCACTATTGCCGTACCCTCCAGTTACAGGCATGGTGTAATAATGTTTCCCTTCAGCTAAAAGTTTTTTAACCTTTGCTTTGACTTTACCTTCGGGTGTCATGCTACCTCTCTTGCGCCATAGCGTCATGTGAACCTTTCAGTTCGTTAACTGTTGCACGATTTAATACCAAACAAAAATAATGTTCGGACGATTGCCACCCTATCTCATCGAGTTCAGGGGACTGCTTATTTGTGTATACATCTATACGTTGAATGCTATTATCGTGAATCACTTCATGTGGATGAGCAAGTATCATCGCCATCTTAGATTTGATTGCATCGGGTAATGTTTTATCGTTGTATATACGAACCATGCGATCATCTAAATTGATTTTGTACTCGCCCTCATAACGAATAAGTGGCACACGAATCAAGTCCCAATTTTTAGGATGTACTACGGGAGTTAGTATAGGAAAGAAATCGTTTATGGGCATGGGATGAATGTCCATTTAAAGTCTGTCTCATCACGATAAAATACACTCTTGTGGATTACATCTAGGTTACCATCATAGTGATTGTCATTGGTGTTCTTGCCCTCATACGCAACCTTCATCATAGTGAGTATTGGAAGTAAATCCACCTTATGATCTAATGATTGAACACGACTAAAATCTTCTAAGATTGTCACTACGTCACCTACTAATTTAAACTTGCCGATGATGATATGCTCGTCTCTATCAACACCGATTGCATAGAATGGATTACCAAAAAATCTATCTGATTCTTTTACTTTCTCAGCCCTTATGCTATCAGCTTTATTGAATTTGTCAAGTAATATTTTACATAAATCTAGGTCTAGTGATAGATTATATTTATCGGGATTTTCACCTAGCGCATGAGCCACGAGAGCATGGATAGTATCCATATTTACGCTCTCATATTTATTACTTTTACCAAACGAAGCCACCATTGTTTCTTTAGCATCAACCATCTCGTTCTTGTAATCTTTAAAGATTACGCTAACATCACCAATAACTTTTTGTCTTTGGATTGTGCCCATAAGAGTAGAGATTTTCTTACTTGATATAGTTTGTCTATCATTATCGGATGATCCTCTAGCTTTCTTGTAGTATGGTGTTCTGAAACAATATTCCCAATGTGGTACATGAGTACCTTTATAAATGTCCCACTCCACATGCTTTTTAGCAAACACCACACCGCATGGTAAGCCATTGGGATAACATAGATAGAAAGTAGGAGTCGCCTTCTCCTCTTGCTTGCCTTTTATCTTATAGACTTTTAGCCCATACTTAAATTCAATTTCACGTACAAGTGGAAAGCAAATATTCTCCTTGAGAATCGCATCCATCTGGTCAGTTGTTTTCAATGTGTTAAGAATATATTTACTCATTACTAGCTCCTTGGTTAATGTTAAAGTTGACCGACTACTTTGCCGTTTACTATTACTTGTGTACCCCACTCGCTCGCAGGGAAATACTCGCCACCTTGCACTCGGTATGTCTTGAACACTTCCTTATGTGCAATGTATAACTCCTTCAGTATCCTACGCTTTGCGCTCGTGTACAGTTGATAAGTCAGATCACCATTGTCATTGCTATGTGTTCTGCCCCACCTGAACGACCACGCAAAACGATTCACATCATGCCCTAACGCATAGAGTATTAACGCATCAAGCGGTGCGCTCTGTATGCAAGATTCTGCTTCACGCAAGAACTTACTCGAATCAATATCGTGAATCTGTTTTACCTCTCCGAATCGCTCAGTTACAACAGACAACGCAGTATCTTTGAACTGCTCGTAAGGTATCACTTTACACATCGCCTCGCATACTTTAAAGAAATCCTCGTATGGTTTAAGAGATTCTTTAGCCTGTCTACGATCTACTTTCTTTAGCTCCACCTCGTAAGGCACAACTGATAGATCGGAATCACAAGCGATACGCATACCTTGATAGATTGCGTGCATTATCTTCGGTTTATGGTTATGGTGATAGTGCATATATATCAATCCACCTCGGCGTGAATCGCTAACGAACCGCCCACTACAATTATCAGAAAGTATCTTACGATCTCCTTGGTGATAGGATTTCTTAGTGAACTCTACTGTGTTATCAGGACGTACTCGCACTAAGATGTTAGGTGAAGTCCACCGCTTGTAATATGTGCTTGCGCCTGTGTATTTTTGTTTATCAAAGTCCCACTCTTGAGACTCCCAGACATTATCAGAACCCAATGCTTTCATTGTGTCAAAAGTTTCTTTACTGATAAAATCATGATGATACTTCTTGCCATACACCACATCGTATACCTTCTCGCCGTTCTCCATCTCGACAAGAAAATACTTTTCGTTACGTGCTCTGCGCTCAAGCGGAAAACGATTATCCGAGCCACGATAAGGCTTTTGATTCTCTGTGATCTTGGTCAATCGCTCATAGTTAAATCCATACATCATTTCTCATCTCCTTTTTTAAGTCCTAGTCTTTCATCTAATACTTTACACACTGATAGCCACATCGCTCGTTGGAACTCATCCCTACTCAGCTCTGATTCACTCAGAGCATAGCTATACGCCATGTCAGGATTTGACTTATAGAGTTCTAATAGCTCATCGACTAACTGATCTGCAAAACGTGCAGTCGCCATCTCGGGGTCACCTCCTACGTGCGAGGATATTGCTACTCTGCTTGCGGTTTGTTCCATCCACACACTCAGTTCAAATGGATTTCTTAAGTTTGGTTTACTCATGCTTGCTACCTTATATATGTAATATTCATATTTTCTGTGGTCAGGTACACCAACGTAAATGCTAATGTACGCCCACTCGTCCACTACGTTGCCTAGTCTAAACTCAGGCTTCGCCATCACGCACCTCAACTACCTTTCCACCATTAGGTGCAACGAAGTTTTTGGCTTGTGTTATGAACCACAATGTCGGTGAACTGATAGTCCACTTGATGTCGTCCTCAACGTACCCATCGGTAAAGATTAGTACACAGTCTGCGGTAATTTTCTTCTGGTTGATGTAATCGTTAACGCTAGTCACGCGTGTACCACCACCCCCTAGTGGCTTGAGCATCTTCCCAATGTTGGCATAGTTATCGGTAAAGATTTGTTCACCATGAACATCGTAGTCCCACCATATAACACGCACAAGCTCAGGTTCGACGAGCTCGCAAATTGATGCC